AAGCGTAAACCCTGGCGGCTCCCCTAAATACTGGACACCACCCGCTAACAACTGCAAGGCAGACGGAACACCCTCAGTTATTATTGTAGGCATTTGCCACTCCCCTTCTTTAGACTTGGGCGAGAATGCTGCCCCGTACTCGCCTAAACCTTCTTTAAACCGAGCAGGCACAGCACTCCAAGGCTCTTCAAGCTCATGCCCGTGTGCAATAATTTGATCAGCTAACTGTTTCCGAGTGACATCATAGCCTTCCTCTATCAACCTAGAGAATTCAGCTTCAAATTCTTTATTAGTAATTTTTTTAGCCATTCCTGCCTCCTACTTAGCTGGTTGGAGTTCTGGAGATAAAGCATCGCTAGTGAATGGACGCTTGCCATCACCGACATCCTCTTTTTTAGAGTCAGTATACCGAGTTACTTTATAATTAGAAATGTCGATCTTTGCAGGTTTCTCCCCTAACAACTCTCTCGCTTTTGGCCTGATTCTCTCATAAGTCTCAGCATCATACTTATCTTCCAGCACTTTAAATCGATTCATCATCGACCAGGCTGTTCCACCTTTGGAAGCCGAAGCTTCATACTGTTTAACATATTCGTCTTGTATACCTTCCATCATTTCTCGTGTAGCGTTAACCAAACTCTGCCTAGATGAATCAATTAAAGTACCACCTTGTGCTTTTATCTCTGCCTCCCACAGAGTTAATAGCCTATTCCAGTAGGGTTGCAACCTCCTGACTATTGCAAATTCAGACTCACGGACAACAGAATCTTTATCTAAAAGCTTCCTAAAATCAGTAATTAGGGCTATATCAAATGTAGTAGCATCAATATCCCCATTATTAAAAGCTTCCAGCATATTGCTGAACTGCCTAAATTTAGTTGCCACCTCGTGATAAGCACCAGCATATGCTGTCTCCCACTTAGATCTATTAGATGTCACGCTAGACTGCAAGGCGATGACATCATTGTTCTCAATCCCCTCATACTTCTCTTCTGCATCCATAATACGTGTAAGCTTGATTTGGTCACCATATAAGAACGCATTCTTATCGTAAACATGAATAGATCCATCGTCGGCTCTAAATAATTCGGGGTTTCTAGTATTTAAGATTATATTAACAACATCATCATTACCCCAAAACTCTCGCAGATCTTTATAAGTTTTTAAACCTGCAAGCTGTTTAGCCAAATCAGGGTTGACTTTACCTGCACCTTGAAACATATTGATCATGTCCGTCTTGACCTGAACAGGCAGGTCATCCTTCTTCTTCACTTTATCCTGAAGAATCTTCAGTTGCTGATTTCGAATCTGGATATCTTGGTCGATTTGTCGGCCTTGAACAGTAGCCTGCCCCATATTTGACAGTATCTGAGAAGGACTAGCCATGCCCAGATACATCAAAGCCAAGGCTTGATGAGGATGGTCTTTATCAAACGCTATATTCCCGATATGAGCATCATACTCCTCTTTAGTCATATCACCTTGAGGTATCATCTGACTAAACACATCAAAAAACTGTTTCTCTTTCAAATCTTCTTTGCCAGCCCTAGCGATAGGGATTGATAAATGCTCGTGGATAACCGACTTTATAAAAGGGTCAGCATTTGGGAGTTTCAGATAATCAATCAAGCTCTTGCCGTAATCGGCATTAGACTCGCCTTCTTCTGGCAGAAGACCCGCTCCAGCCAAAATAGCCATCCTCGTCTTTTCGCTTTCGGACAAGGAACCCGTATTTGTCGCCCTAGCTAAAGCTGCTTCAGCCTGGGTCTTACGAATATCTCTGTCTGCTTGTTGTTGGATAGGCCAATCCTTCATCTTCTGAGCCTGAAACTGACCAACCTGTTGCAAGTTAGCCAACTGCTGCTGTTTCATCTGCTGCTCAACAGTGGCTAAAGCCTGCCGCTGACGTTGCAGGTCACCCTTCTCTCTAGCATCAAGGAAGGCATTGACACCGTTAGCTAGTGCCGCTCCGAATAGTAGTCCTTTGTTTATTGCCATGACTGCTCCATAGAATCACTAGTTTAATTTAAAAAATAAGAGTCCATATAGTCTTCATCTGACAAATCGTAATCTAAATTAACTTCACTGTTATTGCTACTATTGCCCAGTAACCCGTCAAACCAATTACGAACCGATTCACTACTAGCCCCTGCTCTAGCCAAGGCTGTAGCAAACCCAGCCATCATCTGGTAGAACATTTGGTCGCTCTGTTGCTGTTCTTGGCTCAGTTGAGCTTCTTTACCCTGCATGTAGTTAAGCCTCATTTTGGCTAACTCAGTGCTGGCTCGACCCATAGCATTGTTAAGAGCCTGTGACTGTAAAGCCGCACCTAAAGGCGAGTCACCTAACCCCCGTCGATTTAAAGACTGACCCATCATTTGAGCCGCTTCAGATGCACCTTGCATTGATTGGGTTAAGTAAGCATTAGCCGCATCATCAAAAGTGGACATGTCAGCGACTTGTGATACTGGATCACTGGACCTAAACTCTCTAGCTGACTTACCCGACAAAACATCTTTCACCGCTTCGCCTCCAGCACGTTTCAACCCAGCCTTCCAAGTAGTTGGGACCTTAGCTAAATTCTCAACATACTTAGGCGTGCCAAGACCAACTTTACCCAAAGCAGTGCCTACGCCTTTAGCCGCCATCGGGTTGCTCAACATGCCCAACCCTTCTAAAGCTGACTGACCATAGTTGCCTTTGCGAAATTCGCTATAAACGTCTTCTGCATCAAAAGCCAAATCAGCAATAATAGCAAATGGCTGCTGGGGGCCAGGGATGTACTTACCATACTCAACTACAGGCTCAACGTACTTCTCCAAAAAATCGCCTGTTTTTTGATACCACTTTTTATTCTTTCTTTTAGTATTTGCCATTATCGACTCCTAAATTGTATCTCTAGCCCATGAATAGTATGCACACCACTGAGTTGGACTTTGACTTTAAACCGATAACCAGTGGCGAAACAACGGATTGTATAATTGTTAGTTCGGCTGATAGTGTAAGTGCCAGTGGATGGGATCTTGACTGCATTAGCATCCCCATCAACTTCGATGCTGGTGATCACCACCGCTTGATTAGTCGTATTCTCCAGCAGCAAGCGAACCCCATCAATCCGAGTTGGTTTAGCAAACACAAACTCTGAACTGGTGATACTGGTCACAATATTGGCCGAATTGTCTTGAGTGGCACTTTCATCAAATAAACGATAGTGGACATTAGCCCCACTATTATTCTCGCCCAAGCTGTAGATCCCAGGCGAACCCGTAACATAGGTGGTGCTAGAAGGGCTAGCAAACTCTGAGTTACCACGACTGACATAGCTATTCTCTAACACATTAACAGTCAGGCCAGTCAGGTTGACTAGACCTAAATCGTAATGGGTCCAAATCTTACGAGCTTCTTCAAAAGCATAGATTTTAGACCGCCTGTCAGCATCTGTTACTAACAGGTACGCCATACCGTCATCAGCTACCAAGTTTTTGACATCATCGCTTTCTATAGCATTAAGCGTGGACTGGATCGGAGCAGAGATCCAATTCAACTGAGCGTTGTTATCCAAACGATAAACCCGCTTGTCAGTGTCGTTATAAAAATACAAGTTACCATTCATCTCAGAAACACAAAACTCTTTAGCCCCGATGCTGCCCATGTAGTCCGAAATGTCGAGATCAGTATTAGGCGTTTTTAGACCGTACATCCCTTCGATAATGCCTTGGCCTTTAACTAACTGGATTGAGGCAGCCCCAAACACCGCTAAATAGTTACGGCTCTTACCGATAGAACTAACTACATCCCTGACTTTAATTTGGTGCGGCAATGGGGGAGAAGCAGTCACCACATCATCACTAATAACAGTCTGTTTAACGATAGGGAAGATATCGTACAAAGGAGCCGCAGTTTCATCGATAGCTGAGAAACAAACCATGTCCCCGTCTACTGGTAAGGTGGCTGGCTCGTTTTGTTTCATGCTGCCCCAGATCCGACCTGCATAGAGCGTAATGTTATCCAAGCTAGCTGGTGGCTTACTACAAAACTCGGTCACTGCAATCTTTGAAAGCCCAATCGATCTAGCTGTGTCATAGATGCTGTATGAGCTTGGAGTCCCAGCATTAATCATAGTAACTACGTCAAGCTGATGCCAGAGCTTTAGTGGTGCGTTTTGAGCCAAAGTACCTTCGATCTCGGTGAACGAATCGGTAGGGATCGGTTCCTGCTTCTCTGTTCGATAGAAATTGATGTATTTAATTTGGTTTTTAGTGGCCGTGATAGAATGAGGGATTGTGGTATCGATATCGGCTTGGTTCCTGTTAGACTCGCCCGTATGCTCAACAATTACCCTCGGCGATAACGGGCTTAGTCCACCATAAATGTTCTCATACTCGATAGCATAAGCATAAAACCCTGCCTCTACAAAGCCGCCTGTAGTTGACAAGGTGATATCACTAGATGTAAAGTCAGGAGCGTCCATACCCCAGTTGTAAAGGATCGGGTAATTGCCAGTCAGGTCGATCCAGAATTGGTGCTTACCGTTAGCAATAAAGGCCCGTTCTTGATTGGCTTCGACCACATGATATTTATTAGCGAAATAAGCGTTATCAGCAGCAGCGTACAAGGTGGTAGAAGCCACATCAGTCTTATTCTCTACATAATAAGTTGCACTTAAGGACCGATAAAACAAACCCGCATTAGTCTGGAAGAACAACCGACCAGCAAGAAAGAAGGATTGCAACAACCCGCTCATCGGGCCAGTGGTTCCGAACGTTGAGTTGGCTGTCAGGCTTAAAGTTTCGATTCCATTACCGCCAAAATCCAGACCTGACCGAGTAACCAGACTGCCATCGACTTGCACATTCAAGTTGGTCAAGTCAGAAGCTGCCGCATCAAGATTCTCGTTAATTCCAGCCCCAAAATTGCGTAACTGATATAGTTTCTTCATGATTTATGTTATCCCGCTGGTGACACGGGTTAAGGTGAAGCGAAAGGGAACCTCCACATTGGAACCATCAACCCAATCATCTAAACTTTCATCCTCAGATACATCGTCTGACAAAACCTCCGTACCAGCACTTGTTTTGATCTTAAAAGTGTGTGGTTCAGATGTCGCTCCTGGGAATCTGGCTGTCCCCTCGGTCGTGAAACTATCAATAACCCCATCAGCAGGACTATCATCATCCGTGTTCGAGGCGGTTAACGCTTCTGACAAACTATTATTCCCAATCGAATCAATCAGCACATCATCCGCCGTTCGGATCTCGTAACTATGCAAAGATATGTTGCCTGTCCCTGTGGTGATAGTGGTCAAGAGTTGTTCCACATAATCATCTGACGCTCCACCAGTGTTGCTTTGAAACTTTAGCTTGTAAGTAACATTAACTTTGTCATCTTCATCAATCAGATTAGCAGCATCAACATTACTATCTGCTGTAAAGGTGCTATTAGTAGTGAGAGCGGTAGCGATCACAGTATCAGTCGATCCCAATAACTCCACTTTAGAAACAGGGTAGTCAAGATCACCAGAAGTAGTATCAAAACTCGCCCCTGTCACTTCATCTATAGTGTATTTAACCTCGCTGACCCCAGTACTTGGAGTTACATCGCTAACAATAAAAGCACCTGAACTTAAACTAGTTTTGACTTTCTTTGGAACATAAGCAGCGGGATAATCAACACTGCTGTCAATAATCCTGTTCTGCAAACCAGTATAAACGTCCTCTTCAATATTGTTAGTAATCACTTGCCGGATAACCCGACCGTTCGGTTTGGTGATGGTAATTTCTGCTTGTCCTGATAAACCTGACATGGTTACTCCTATGAAACTGTTATAGTGAAAGGAACAATTATGTTGTCACCACTACTAAAGGTTGCGGGTAATTCAATGTCTTGATTGTAAACCTCTCTGTAATTGCCATTCTCTTTAACATAAAAACGGGCCTTGTCCACATTTGAAGAAAGGATTTCAGCAAACTTAATATTGCAATATGCGCCACTGCCAATTTCATAAGCAATAGCCTGCTTGCCCGTTACTGCTGTAACACCATCAAACAAGGTGGCATGGCTGACATGAACATACTGAGATTGCGGGACATAAGTGCCTCCTGATGTCGGCTCTTGCTGTCCTTGTATAATCTTGCTTAACCGCTCTAACAGCGTGGTTGAAACACTAGGGCTACCAGGCGTTAAAATGATTTTATAAACAATATCAATAGTGTCGCCAGTATCAAATTCGGGGTTCGGGCTGGCAGTAGTGAAGCCAACCATACTACTTGGTCCCGTCAAATAAACAAACTGAATATAATCCAATTCATCCGTGGGCGGGGTTAAGCCTTGGACACTAAAACTAACCACATAAGTTGAACCGCCCCCTGTTGTCGAAATCGAGCGATTACCCTCAATCTCCTTAAAAGACTGCCCAAGATTAACAGTCTCAATCCCGATCTCAATTGGTGTATAACTTGAACTGTAAGATCCAGTGCCAGCCAGTTCAGCCAACAACCCAGATTTAACATTACCCGCTAAAGCGTTGTCATGATTAGTCTGGCTTTTAACCTTACCTTTAGCATCACGAACAGTGATTTGAGCTTGACCTTTAAGAAACATCTGATTGATCCACTTCGCTTTCTGCGCTATCGTTGAGTCCTATACCAAATCCTGTTGAATTAGATCTCTCATCTTTTGTCGGCTTGGTAACCGTTGACCCTGCGCTGTCAGTTAAACCTACACCAAAACCTGTCGAGTTAGACACTCGATCTTTATCAACATCTATCTCTACAACTTGACAGTTGTCACCTAACTCAACCGAACTAGTTACATAGGCTAAGGTAGCAGTTGTAACTATATCGTTCTCAGTAGCCTTGCAATTATCACCCAGCTGAACTGATGAAGTCACATAAGCTAAAGTTGCTGTCCCGATATGATTAACTTCTTTAGCCTGACAGTTGTCGCCAAGTTCGACCGAAGAAGTAACATAACCCAAGGTAGCAGTCTCAATAACATCGTTCTCAACCACTTTGCAATTATCACCCAGCTGAACAGAGCTAGTGACGTAACCCAAGGTGGCGGTCTCGGTAACATCATTCTCAGTAACCTTGCAATTGTCACCTAACTGGACTGAACTGGTCACATAACCTAAAGTGGCGGTCTCAATTTCATCAGTTTCAACCACCTTGCAATTATCGCCCAACTCAACTGAACTGGCTACATAACCCAAAGTTACCGTATCAACAAAATTAGTTTCAGCAACCTTACAATTATCGCCCAGTTGGACCGACGAAGTCACATAGCCCAAACTCGCTGTTTCAATTATGTCGTTCTCAGTTACTTTGCAGTTATCGCCCAACTGGACCGACGAAGTTACATAAGCTAACTCGACCGTATCGTCGAAGTCAGTTTCAATAACCTTGCAGTTGTCGCCTAACTGGACCGAGCTAGTAACATAACCCAAGGTGGCTGTTTCTGTAATTTCGTTCTCAGTTACTTTACAGTTATCGCCCAGTTGGACTGAACTGGTTACATAACCCAGAACAATAGTTACAGTGACTTCAACTCCTGCCGCTCCAGCCGAATCAGTAAGAATCACACCAGAATTGACTGGCAGCAACGAAACATCTGCGATAAAAACATTTTCGGCAACCTTGCAGCTGTCTCCTAACTCAACTGAAGATGTTACCAGGCTTAGAGTTACAGTCTGTTGAACGTAATGCTGCTGCTGGTCTACACTAGCAACAGGCCTAAGCTTCACTTAATCACCACCAGCGTGTGTACATCACGTTTTTAACCTGTCGTGACCCTCTGATGTTACGGGTCCGTTGGTACTGGATCAGTTCCTCCAATTGCATCCGATACATAGCTAAGGATTGTGCTGTCTCTTGGTTAGCACCACCTTCAGCCTTAGAACTGGCAGTTGCCACAGATCGTTCTAAAATGGCTTCAATGCAGATTTCAGGCAACTCCAAAGTATCTTCATCGTTGACCATCCGTAACGGGTATCGAGCATAATAAATGGTCATCTTCTCTTGACCGCTAAACCCAATGATGTCGTAACTGCTAAGAGTGTTACCAGTATCACCGCTATCACCAACTGACAATTGGTAGGTTTTAGAAGTATCCAAAACCTTGTTGTTAGGGAACACCACTTCATGAGTTCCGACTGAACGGCTATCAATGGCTGTCACATCCACTACCGCAGTATCTGTAGTGTTGGTCAGCTTAACCTTCAAAGGGTGTGTAGCACTGCCTACTGCTGAAAGAGTGACTTTGGCTCCATATAAATAGTAAGGCGTAGTCGGCTGAAAGGTAGTTGCCACCCCAGTTGCCACGTTACTGTAGCTACTGTCATCAATCTTTGGGTGAACATGCAACAAAGGCAGGGTCTGTTCAGCCTTCTCTATCTGGACACGGTCGTTAGTGCGGAAGGTGTTAGTTTGACCACCGCTTAAACCCGCAGTAGCAGTGATAGCCGAACTGCCTTCGGCTGTAATGGTCCCACTACTACCATCACTTAAATTAAAAATCTTGTCTCGGTTTTTGGTTATCTGAGCCAAAGTGAAACCAGACTGATTGTCGCCATCAGTCGCCACATCAATTGAAGCTACAGTTGCACTGTTAGAAGAACCAGAACAGATGCGAACATCAATCACTTCTGCCGTTTGACCAAAGACATCAAAGTACAATGGCCGATCACCACGCTCTTGTAAGCTGCGGAAGGACTGCAACGGCTTTTGTGCAACTTCGTAACGAGTGCTATCTTGCTCCCAAAAGACTTCTTGCACCCCTAGCATATCTGCTGGCAAGGCGTACTCGGACTTATTCGGCTCAATAGCTAACTGCTTCCGATCTGTTAGCATGGCTATACCATTACGATACAAATCTGCCGCCAGTTGCCGAGCCGCATCATTAATAATAGTCGCTTCTTCGTCGATGGCTGAACTGCCAGAATAAACCACCGAAGAACTAATAAAGTTCCCTGACGGGTCACCCAACCTAATCCGCAACCGATCACGCAAATCTGTTAATGTTAATGCCATATTATTAGGTAGGTGTAGAAGCGGCAGCGATTAAACCGCCACTTCTACGGATAAGGTTAGACTAACGTTGAACTGCTAGAGTTACCAACTTTAGGTGCGCTACCTAAATGTATCCAGAAGTTCTTGGCTCGGTCATCAGTTACTAGCTGAGTTTTAATCTTCAACTGACCTTCGATCACCGCACGGTCAGGATGAGTCTTAAACCCGCTGAACTGCTGATCCAAAGCTGGATGGATTGCCATGTAGGTGTGCTTGGAGTTGATACCAACTACATCACCAACTCCAACAAACGGATCAGCCATGATAGTTGTGCCGAAAGCGTTCCATGACATATTCTGGGTAAACCCAATATTAGCCATAGTCTCGTCACGACGAGTCTGACCTTCTAACAACATCTCCAAGCCAACATAAACTCTGGGATTAACAAAAATGTAATCCACAGAATCAGTGCCGCCTTGAGAGCAGTCGTGCAAGGCTAAACCCAACAACTCTTTACTCAAAACACCTTCAACGCTGTCTGTGATATAGGATTGGCCTACATTAATAGACTTAGACTGCCACTTATTAGTGCTTGCCACATTGTTATTGCCACTATCATCATAAGTGTTATTGTAAGAAGCTAACAGCCCTAGATCAGAGAAAGTTCCTAAAGCATTAGCTGCCAAATCGCCAAAGTTACCATTATCCAGCAAAGTAAAGACGCTGTGAGAAGCACCAGATGCATCATGCCCACTAGTAGTCCCTAGCAAGCCGCCAGACCCGCCAGACCCTTTGTTAGTTAAAGCAGTAGCCAAGGCATCTGACATATCGTCGCCAGCCATCTCAACTTCACGACCAAAAATATTAAAGACAGTGTTACGGTCCCGTTCAGGGATGCTGCCAATATCGTTAATATTCAGCAGATCGTTGATGTTAAGACCAGCGTTCTCAACTAACATCGATTCGGTAACCATGACGTTAACCGAGAGATCCTTCCAACCGTACTCAGCTTGAGCGAACTGACCACCATCACCACCAGTTTCTCCTGATGTATCTGAATTGGCCGCAGTTCGAGTCGCTGTTAACTGTTCCCCGCCATAATACCACTGGCTATTGTTCCGATTGTAACGAACGTGCGCTCGGATGGGTGAGCCAGTTTCACGTTTAGCGTTCTCTTGTAAGACCCGTAGTAACGGGCTAGTCCTAGATAAAAGATTTTGATTAAGTCCCTGTTGACTAGGGACAGTTGCCATTTCAATCTGGCTCAATATGGTAGTACCACTACCACCTACTCCAGCCATTTTAATACCCCTCTCCGAGGGCGATTATCTACCCTCGACGTTTCTGTATCTCGTTCAACAGTTCAGGGTTAGAAGCTAAGATCCGTCTCCGCTCGGCAGGCGATATTTGGCCCGACTCCATCTGGTCCACCACATCGGCTGTACCTGTCTCAGGGGCTGAAGTGGTTGTGTTAGAGGTCGGTGAGGGTGGAGGAGCCGCTGTACCCTGTGCTGCGGGGGCGGCAGTCTTCCGTTTGTTGCGTATCGAGTTGAGTTCTAACAACCGATAGCCTTTTTGGATCTCGCCTTGATCAAAGAATTGTTTAGCTAACCGAGCATCGTCTGCGCTAACGCCAAACTGCTGTTGCATCTCTGTGACTTTCTGGTCAACCTGTTCTCGGTTCTGGTAGTCCTGTAACCGTTGTTCCATCTCCAAGAATCGAGGAGCCATCTCCTGCACCGCTCGATTGATTTGGGACTGACCATCGTCATCAGAATAATTGTAATTCGACTGTTGCTGACTGTGCTGTAGTTGCTGCTGCAGTTGGGCGATCTGCTCGTCACGCAGACGCACTTGATCCTCAAGACCTGACTGGGTTTGAGACATCTCAGTGATCTTTCGACTAGCACCACGGCGGTTCTGGTCGAGTTCACTCCTTAACTGGTCTAATTCAGAATCTACAGGGTCAGCTTGGGGTTCTGGAGTCTCGGTGTCAGATGCCTGCTCTTGCTGGGCTGAACCGAGGGTACTCTCTACTTGCATGTTTGCTCCTTATGAGGCCCGATTAACGGGTGTACTCGTCATTATTGTGCGCCTTCTGCTCCACCAACCGCTTGGTTGGCTAACATCTGCGGCACTTGGTTGGCTAGGTCGCCCATAGGCGTTGTGCTAGCTAATTGTCCTTGCAGAACTTCGGCCTGTGTAACGGCTTGGAAGATCTCTGCCTTTCTTTCTTCCGATAGCTCGATCTGGGTGTATCGGACGAACTCTTTAACATCAAAAACACCGCTCTGCACCATAGCGAAAGCGTAGTTGATCTTGTCAGTCTGGTTCAATGGCGAATCGGCCTTACTATCGATCTCGACCGTATACAATAACTCCCGCATGGCTTCGCTAAAGAGTAAGTTCTCGCCTTCATCGTAAGTGTTAGTCTCTCTCGGATCTTCAAATCGCTTGAACTGCTGCATCAGGCTGAGTTCCAACCGAGCCTGTCGTCGATAACCGTCATCCATAGCTTGGATCTTGGGCGATTGGCGACTAAAAGCGTTACCTGTCAAGACACTAGCCAGCTTACCTGAAGCACCCGAATAGGGTTCTTGGCCTTGCAAGACAGGGCTGATACCCGAAGTGTTCTGTCGGGTAGTGCCTTCCAGTTCTTTCAAAACGTTCAACACATCGCCTGGTACTGGGGCTGGAGGGATTCGCTGCACCTTATCTAACCGTTCGACAGGGATGATCAAACCTGGCTGATTGGTCAGGTCTTCGTACTGGACCGCTCCGTCCTCCACCAACCACTGGCTGTTGCTCATCAACAAAGCGTTAGCGATCACCGTGTTATAAAGAATGTTGACCCCGTCCTGTACACTCAACAACGGCTCAGCTTCGGATCGGCCATGAACCACATGCGGTAACGGGTTAGCCACATAACAACAGACAGGGAACTCGCCATGCCAGTAAGCGTTCGGTTGGTCATAGACCACTGCTTGCTCGTTAACCACTACCACGGTTCGGGATCGGTTAGCGTTGTAGCCCATAGCCTGGCTTTCATGGAAGGCTTCGTTATAACCGTTATCACCGTTATAGTAGCACTCCAAGACTGGATACCGTCTCCGCTCCATCGGGGTTTCGCTACCCGTTTGGCCCGAATTACCGTCATTAAAGAAGTTGCGTAACCGTCTCATCCAGCTACGACCCTCGCCTTTGATGCCCGACTTGCTATAAACCGAATCGGGCGAACCCTGAGCGTACTGGCTTTCGTCCAGACCGTACAAGTTCTTAATATCGACTGCGTCCATGTAATGCCTGACAATCACATACTTGCTATCGGTCAGGTCTTGTCGGGTTCCCATCGGGTCGATCAGCACATCTTCAAACGGAACGATGGGCAGCTTGACTTGATTGGTATGGCTACAATAGTGGATCTTGCGATAGCCCGTACCGTTAATCAAAACATCCATCAGCAACTTACTGATCTCTAACCCTTCGTTCCGCTTTTGGTGGGTGTTCTCCAGAATGTCTTCTAACCGCTTGGCTAATTCAGCGTCAGTCAAACCTGTCGGGATCTGCATCCCCGTTTCAGGGTCAGTCACCACTCCACTCAACTGGGGGAAGTCGGCCCGAACAAAATACTTAGGCCGAGCTTGCGACAAGATCGGGGACAAGGTATCAATCACTGGAGCCACGATATTACGGGTCAGACGGAACTTCCAACTCGGCATCTCGGCATCGACATAGGCTTCACCTTCATCGATCAGGTACTGGTTACCTAACAGGTACAACCAAGCCTTACGGCTGACCTTAACCCGTTCTGAGATGGCATCTTCAGCGTCATGCCGCATCTGCTTAACGCAATCGACCAGTTCGGCCTCGTCCATGATGTCCAGAAAGTCTTTATCGTTATACATAATCCCACACTGATTTTTTGTTTTTTGACTCTCGCCAACGGTTAAGTTCGATTATGTCCTTCCTGCGTTGATGCCAGCGGTTGGGACGAGGGACAGGTAACCCTTCATGGGCCAGTACCGCACCGATACAGGCGAAGACCCCGTCATCAAAGAACCCTGTTCGGGTCATGCCTTGCGCCCGTTTCTTCCGCTTATTAATCGCCTGCGGTCGCCCGTTGACAGTCACGAAGGTAGAGAACTCGCTTAAAACATCTTCGTTCCAGACTTCCAATTCGCCCGAATTAAAAGCGGTCTGCAATAAAGCCACACCCATCCGACGAGAAGTTGAAGTGTTGCGCCAACCCATCCGTTCCGAACCCGACAGGCCAACATCCTTCTCTCTCAAGATGTTGTTACAACCCCGTTCAGCCAGCAGACGATTGACCGAGCCACCGTCAGCATTAGACTCCACCAGGATCTTGGCGTTATCGTAGTACTTACTGATCATGTGGATCTGGTCCACGAACTCATCAATGTCGATCTGACGACCGTCCCGACCCTTGATCACACAAACTACCTGTAACGGCAACCGTTTCAAAACTACGGCACAAGAGAAGTCGCCTCGATCCAAACCTTCAGCCACGTCAGCACCGACCACATAACCACTAAAATAGTCAGCTTCGGGCGGCAAGTGCATCATCACTACCCCGTTTTGTTGCGGTCTGAACTGGACACTGCCGTGCATATCAAACAAAGTGCCACGTTCAGGCGTTTGGGGCGACATCCCTTTCAGGTTCTCGATCCGAGCCATATCAAAAATACTAATAGCTGCCGTCTTGAAAGCTGTCTCCCAAGTACTGGGGTATTGACGGTCGAACTCGTCCAAACTGCCCTGACATCGGTTTCGGATAGCATTCCTACGCCAGTTGAGAGCCTCTAAGCTGAGATTGTAAGCCCCGACCAGTAAGGTTTCGTCACCGTATTGCGACTCGATGTTGTCAGACAACTGGTTACCGAACTCTTCTTTGTCTTCCTCGGTAGCGAAAGGCGCACGATACTCGTCATGGTCAAACCAAGGGATGAACAGAGCCTTGAAATCCGACTTCTCCTCCACCGCTCGAACCCATTCTTGGTAGAAGTCGTCACCGTGCTGGTTAGCCGTGGTCTCCAAAAAGATAGCCGTGTCCTCGTTGTCAGGCACGGTCTGGTACAACATAGCCAAAGTGTTCGCCAGCGAAGAGAAGAAAGCTGCTTCCGAGCAGTGAACAATATTGTAAGTGAAACTGGTGATCTTCTTCTCACCTTCGACCCGTATCTGCGAATTGATAGGGTCAGAGAATTTCATCAACGTACCTTCACGGGTGAAGTCTCTAGCCACCTCGAAAGGTAAGTTGTCAGCGAACCGTTTGTAGACCGAGAAGATGTTTCGAGCCGAACCCGACTTCTCTTCGGTGATGATCAAGCTATTGGTGAAGGGTTCACAGATGGTGCGTAAGAAACAGTAGGCTCCGATACCCGTGGATGAGCCTTGCTGCCGACCTTTCAACTCCAAGATCCGTACTGGACGACCCGCTTTCTTCATCTCGTAGGCCGCATTGATAATCTTGATCTGGGTAGCGTTAAGATTGAGCGGGACCAACCTTCGGTTCTTGTCCTGAATCTTCAGCATCGAGACGCAGGCCGTCATCATGCTCTCAGGACTAGAAACCAACTCTTTGGGCTGGCTATAATAAATGGATCTAGCTGTCCTTGCTAACCACTGCTCCCGCTGTTGGGGGGTTAAATCCTCCAACTTGGTGGAACTGGTTGATGAGGACGGCGACTTCTGATTCATCGGCACTGATTAAAGCGTTTTGTTGATTCTCACTAAGACCCATGGTGTCCATGATAATCTTAGAACCGCCAGTGACTAACTGGACTGCAATATTCATCTTCTTACGAGCTTCGGTAGCTGACATGTTCTGGATCTCGGCCTTCTCTAACAACAGGCTGCCTTGATCGATCATCTTGTAGGCTTGAGTCAAGATCCGTTCTTTGTCACGCTGGATGACGTTGGTGGCCTTCTTTTGGAACTCCTTGTCTTGATGAACGTCCCAAGCTGCGGCCCGATCAAACCAATCGTGCTTGCTCGACCATTCGGCCAACCGATTAATATGCCGCTTGGTCGGCTCTCGGCCTAACCTAATCTTAGTTGCGGCCTTCAATGACCGCTCGGTCGGAGGCATGGATCTATAAATCACGAAAGCCTCAAAAGAGACGGGCGTTTCTTCGGCCCGTTTATCCCATTCTGCCATTAACTACCACCAAAAATTCTTTCGTTTGACCCAGAGCTTCTTCTTGCCGTAAGACTCAATCTCTCTAGCCTCTTTGCGAGCTAGGTCTTGGTCCTGATTGACTCTGGGTCGATCTGGTTGGCGAGGAGGCTGATCGACCTTAGCCTTCAGCTTGCCCAACAGCCTCCTCATATCTACTTCTTACCTTTCTTAGACTTAATTCGTTTAGCTGTGCCTGGCACACCTTTACCGCCACCCTTCTTCTTAGGGCGACCAACCTTACTTCCGTAAGTACCTTTACCTCGTGGCATCTTATTCTCCCTCATCTGGGATTAAGGCTAACAACTCAGCCTTAGTTTGACTACTGGTATAAGCGATCTCTTCCTGATCCAGATAAGCCTTGATCTCAGCTACCGTATTATCTTCAGTTGGTTTAGCTAACGGCAGAGGGAACGACTCCCAGTGAGCTAAGGCTACCGACTTCTTCACACCTAACAGTTCTTCGGCCTTAGCCTCATCACGCAGATCAATCACACCTCGCCAGTTGCTAACATGACTTCTGCTTGTTGTAGTCGTCTCGGATTGGTTGCCATCTTCGTCAACGACAGGGTTACCCTCTTCATCAGTAACCGTTTCGGTCACCTTCTTCTCATAATAAGTGCCTTTTTTGATCTGTACCGCACCGCTCGGCAGACACTCGATTGCGTCGATTTGTTCGATTTCAGTTATTGTTGTTGCCATTTATTTGCTCCTTAAACGCTAAACCCTGTAAGTTATACTCCCACCGAAGAGGGTGCTATTGGTAACATCTGCAGCACTAGCATCACCAACAGCACTGCCAGCTTTATTGTCAATGTCCGAATCAGCGACACGAACCATCAAGTCGTCCGTCCCCTGATGTACATAAAGTGAACTCGGTGCTCCCTTGTTGGCAGTTCCCCAATTCGCAGCATATGCAATTACACCCGATTGCCCTTGAGTTCCCGCAGAATCAGAGTTGTACGGCAATCCGCTAATTTTTAGATTGCCAGAGCCAGCAGAGACTCCACTGGCAGCCCACTGAACATAAAAGTCAACAGTTACCAATCGCCCGATTTTTGTATATGTTCCCCAAGTGCTTGGGGCAGTTGGGTTGGAAGTAGTCCCTATAGCAACTGGAGTCCAAGTACCCTCCTCATAATCATCCAGCAACTCACTAGTCTTGCCCGTTGCATCACTAGTAGCACTAAAAT